CATGACAATCACGTTTGTGACTACGCAGATATGATACAGGATTTTATAGACAAAGCTGTAGAGCCAGACATAGATGCGTTAATAGTTGACGAGGCACAGGATAGCAACGTGCCACAGAGAGAGGCTCTTGACAAGATGGCAACGAAAGCAAAAGAATATTATTTTGTTGGTGATGCGGACCAGACTATATTTGAGTTTGCAGGATCAGACGCGGACTACTATCACAGATTATCGAGAGATGCAGAACAATTAGATCAAGGACATAGATGTGGCAAGACAATAAACAATCTATGTAAAAGAATAATAAGACCTATATGGGATCACTATGGTTATGAGAGAACTTGGAAACCGACAGATGTGATAGGTAATCACTATCACTTACCTAGCTTGGATAAAAGATGTAGTGCCATGACTGCCTTGTTAGATAAAATAAAACATACTAATGAGACTTTTTTATTCACCTATCGCGGCACGCCGTCAGATTCATGGGTCAAAAAATTTTTCAAACAACAGGGCATAGAGTTTGCACATGTAGGCAACACGGCCCACGTACCAAAGAAAGAATTACGATGCCACAAACTATGGCCAGATTTCTGTAAAGGCACACCCATGCCACTGAAACAAATAAAAGATTTCTGGCAATACATGGGTAGCAAAGTGATAGTGCATGGCAGGGGTGAGGAGACTTTTGATGAGTGGGTGGATAGAGAATACACTATGGACTACATGATATATCACAAGTATTTAAAAGAAAACGCAGGTAAAGAAAGAGACTTTGCATTAATAAGAAAGAAGACAGATCCTGATAGATTAATCTACATTAGAAAGATTCTAAACAAGGGGTATGATGATGGAGATGTACGAGTAAAATATGCAAACATACATACCGTAAAAGGCCTGACGTTTGACAATGTTGTTGTTGATCTGACAGCAACAAGACAAGAGGATTATTTTACACAACTTAGATTAAAATATGTTGCATACAGCAGAGGCAAGTTTGATTGTTGGAGTGTGGCATCACAAGGTAAATACACGTTAGGAGTAAGATGAAAAAGAAAAATGTTTGGGACAAGCAGCACGGCGGAAGTCATTATCAAAAGTATGTCATACAGCCAAGTAAGTTTGTAGTTGAGAATAAGTTGTTATATCCTGAGGGTTGTGCTATAAAATATATCATACGTCATCAGGACAAGAATGGTAAGGAAGATTTATTGAAAGCAATACATTTTATAGAAATGATTATAGAGAGGGATTACAATGTGTAATACACCAGAGGATTTAGATCTTAGTGGAATAGATACAGTTGCGATAGATATCGAAACATATGATCCTAATCTTAAAACAAAAGGTTTAGGTGCGATACGCAAAGATGGTTTTATTTGTGGGATAGCTGTTGCAACAAAGAATGATCTTGCATACTTTCCACTACGCCACTCTGATACCGATATAGCTTTTGATAGAATAAATAAGATATGGGATATTCTTAACGAAAGAATATTTCAAAACGAAAAGATTACAAAAGTATTTCATAACGCTATGTATGATGTCTGTTGGATTAGAGCAGTGACAGGCATGATGATTAAAGGTAGAATAGTTGACACGATGATAGCCGCATCTGTTATTGATGAGAATAGATTTAAATATTCACTCGACGCACTATCAAAAGATTATCTTAACGAAGAAAAATATAAATACGATCTACAACAGAAAACATTAGAATGGTCTGGTGGTACAGTCAAGGACCCGATGACTAACATGCACAAACTTCCTGCATCTATTGTAAAAGAGTATGCAAAGCAAGATGTGAATCTAACTTACAAGTTATGGAAATTATTTAATAAAAAAATTGACGAAGTATTATACACTAAAGATGACGGAGAACAAAAAACTTGTAGACAAATATTTGAATTAGAAACAAAATTATTTTTATGTTTGGTTGACATGAAATTCAAAGGCGTTAGAATAGATGTCGCAAAAGCGATCCTGTTTGGAAGACATCTTAAGAAACGTAGAGACCAAATAATAAAAGCTATAGAAAGCATAACAACAATACACGTTGACATCTGGGCTGCAGCATCAATTAAAAAATTATTAGATCACCTTTGTATAAAAGATTACAAGGTCACACCAAAATCTAAGATGCCACAACTACCAAAAGATTATTTACGAAAACATAATAACAAATGTTTACGTATGATCGCAAAGGCAAGAGAGTATGACAAGGCGGTTAATACTTTCATAGACGGCTTACTAGAGTATGTGCACGAGGGTAGGATACATGCAGATATAAATCAGATAAGATCAGATACAGGTGGCACCGTCACCGGCAGGTTTAGTATGTCTAATCCTAACCTGCAACAGATACCGGCTAAGGGTTATATTGGCAGTAAGATGAGAGAATTATTTATACCAGAGGACGGTTGCCAATGGGGCAGCTTTGATTATTCACAGCAGGAACCACGTATTGTGGTGCACTATGCGATTAAATTAGGCCTACCAGGCACAGAGAACCTGCAAGAGGAATTTGACAAGGATGATGCCGATTTCCATCAAATCGTTGCTGACATGGCTAATATCTCCAGGAAACAGGCAAAAACAATCAACCTAGGTTTGTTCTATGGAATGGGTAAGATAAAATTACAGAGGGAGTTGGGTCTAGACCAGCGACAGGCAAAAGAATTATTTAATGAATACCATGGAAGAGTCCCCTTTGTACGTCAATTATCACAGGAATTAATTGCATTTGCAAAACAAAATAAATTATTATTTACATTACACGATAGATTCTGCAGGTTTGATAGATGGGAAACAACAAACAAAGAATGGAATCCCGAAACCAATAGATTTAACGAAGTGCCTTTGTATACAAAAGAGCAGGCTATGGAAGCATTTAAGGCAGAGATGCTAGATAAATACAAAGAGAATAAGATAGATGCAAACTACATGGATTATTTTGAGAGATACTACACGCCTGCGTTTACCTACAAGGCTTTGAATAGATTGATACAAGGATCAGCTGCGGATATGACAAAGAAGGCTATGGTAGATCTACATGAAAAAGGTATAATACCACATATACAAATACATGATGAGCTTTGTTTTTCAATCACGGACCATGAACCAGAGCTTATCAAAAATATAATGGAGCAAACGATACCTCTTGAGGTTAAGAATAAAGTTGACTTTGAATCTGGACCAAATTGGGGTACGATTAAATGAGGATAAATTATGGCATATTTAAACGCAAACATACCACCAGTTTATGCACAGATAAGAAGGGAGTATCTTTATGATCTTAAAAAACATAGGGGAGAAGTTGAAGACTGCATTATCTTCGGTATATCGGCTCTTACTGGAAGGAGTATACTATGGCATGCTATTATGGAAAACGGTGCAATATTTTATCGCCTACCAATTAGCGCGTTTATTCAAAAGGGATTTGAGCCATCCAGAGTGCCCACAAGACGACTTGATGAACTTCAGCTCTGGAATTGTTTTTCTTATTATCCTGCTGTCACTTCTTGGGACATTTTAGAATCACAGGCCGGCAAGTATATAGGAAAAGATAAGAAATGGCACTCAGGAAAATATTTATTTACTATTGACTTTGCACATCCAGAGGCTAACATACTCGACACTGATCATTCAGAGATTCCGCACGAACACAAGTGCGCTCACATTATTGCATTAGACGATGGCAATTTTGCAGCACAACCAAACAATAGATGTATATGGGACATACCTTCTTTCACTGTGAAAGATAATATTCCTGATTGGAAAGTGCAAACATCTGAATGGAATGTAGAAGATAGTAGAGCGTGGCGGACAGAAGATACCGACAAGTTCTTCTATGAAATAGAGGAGAAAAAAAATGATTAAAAGACTTTGGAAAAAAATTAAAACTTGGATTTTTGGAATAAAAGACTAATGATTGGGGGTTGTTATGGACTACAGGTTCACAGCAATACTTATAATTTTGTTATGTTTACTCGCGTTTTGTGTGAAACCATCACAACCGTTGAAAGTTAATTCAAAAGATTATATAATTCCATTACCAAAACCAAAACATGAGTAAGAAACCTTTAACAATATCTGAATCGGCTGCCGTGCAGATGCCTATGAAGACGGTTGCTAGCTTGATCGCGCTCGTTGCAATCGGCACCTGGGCTTATTTTGGTTTACACGAAACACTAAACAATCATGCCACAAAGATAGAATTAATGCAAAAGGACTTAGAACAAAACTCAGAGTTTAGAATTAAATATCCACGTGGAGAACTTGGCCAGTCAAGTGGAGAAGCTGAGCTCTTTATGTTAGTAGAACACTTGGCAGGTGTTTTAGAGGACATAGATGCAGAGGTGAAAAGTATGAGAAATAATGCAGTTAATATAGAATTTTTAAAAGATAGAACAGAAAAACTTACAGAAGACGTAGAAAAATTAATTAGAAATGGATCAGGAGCACACTAATGGTTGAAATGGTATTTGCTTTATTACTCTTACAGGACCACAAAATTATAGAACACCGTTACCACGAGTCGTTATCAAATTGTCTTAAGGCCAAGCGTTATGCTATGAAGGACAAAAGCACTAAAGATAGAGTTGTTTACAAGTGCATACAGTCCAAGGCAAACGTAGAGATATACATGGGAGAGAAAAAAATTCTTTCGTTAATCCTTGACTAAAAAAACCAATAAACTTGCTAAAGAATTAAAAGATAGACGTTATCACCAACGTGTGGTACGCTCCAAGAAAGCTTATGACAGGAAAAAATTTCAAAATAACAGCAGAAATAGTTAATGGTATCTGTCCTACGTGTGAAGAATATACACCGTTGGTTGGATTAACAAAACAATTTTTTAGGTGTTTAACATGTGGTGCAGATTTAGAGCAACATGTAAATGGTAAGATAAGTTATATACCACATTTGCATAAACACACTCTTCAATCAAAACTAGAAGAATATTTTTATGGCGAAGAAAGCTAAAGGTTTGTACGCAAAAGTCGCGCACGAACCCATATTTCACAAAACAAGTATAGGTAGAAATCCAAGTTTACAAAAAATGAACAAAAACCGCCGGCGTAGTTTTAAAAAATACCGTGGACAAGGCCGTTGACAAAACAAAATAAATGACTATCCTATAGTTATGAAAGAAAAAACTATAACAATAAAAACAAACGAAATATCTCAACGACAATACTCAACACTGTTGTTAGAATTAAATATAATGAAACAACAATGGAGATCTTACGGTGTAGATATACAGCTGTCAGCTCCTAGTTTAAAAAAGATAATAGCTTTAGGTACAAGTAATGGATCTGATACTACTAAACGACGGACTGTATAGTCTGGTGTCTGTAACAAAAGAGATGATGGAGGGTGTCGAGATACTCTCCGACATCAACTGTTTTGATCTTTGTGACATACTACGATTACATCTGACCACGTATCACGAACCACCGTTTAATTTACATGTAATGAAGGATGGCACTGGTGCTCTTATTGGGTGTATTTGTAACTAGTCTTTTGATCTCACCTGCAGTTATTTTATTGTGGATGTGGGATAAGGAAACACCTACCCTAAAGAGGGAAAATAATAAGGGTAGGTAATGGTGAGAAGATTCTTGCCAGTACCATAATTATGCCACATTGTCAAATGGTGTCGATAGGTGTGCAATAAAATTTGATATACATGCCGTATTTATTGATATCCTCACGTCCTATCTCTTTCATTTTGTTAAGAGATTCCTGGTATCCAAAAGTCAAACAATCATATTTGCTGTTAAAAGTCTCATGCCAATCAAAAGGCGGCAGGCACTCACCAGCCACACTAGAACAAATTAACAAACTTAACAACATTTTCATTGACAATCCTATAATATCACCTATATATGGGTTATTAATATGAAAGGAAACACTTATGACAGACATGAGTAAATACAAAAATGTTTCTCTAACAAAAGAAACATACGCTACATTAGATAAGTTATCAAAGGTATTATTGCCCGATGCTAAATTATCTATAGCAAAGACGATTGAATCAATAGCAAATGAGAAAGCGAAGAAGTTAAATGGCAAAATTAAAAAAGGGTAGAGTCAAGGTACACATTTGCGAGACATGCCACGGAAACGGGTATGTCAGAGTTGCAAAAATTGATGGTGATCCTGCACTAGATTTTAGAGATAGAAGTGAGGTTCACCAATGTTGGGACTGCGATTCGGAGGGAGAATTTTATGAGACGGTTGATGATAATCTTATTGATGACGGTCCTTCTAACAAGTTGCACTAGTAGGTTTGATGGGTTTGACCCAACAACTGCAACGGTGAGATGGATTATAACACATGATGCAAAATAAAATTTTACAGTATAGAAAAGGACGAGCTCCAGGTGACAAAAAATGCTACGCGCTAAACACCTCTGGAGGTTACATATCGGGATTCGTAAAACATACCCTGAGTATTCGAGCCTTTGGTGACCCGTTAGTACGTGCACGGAAAGCGGGCATTTGATGATTCCTGATACAGACAAAGCATACATCGCAGGTCTATTTGATGGTGAGGGCAGTATATATTTTGCTAAACGGCTGGAGAAGAAAAAGAAACATAACGGTAAAGGTTATCGAACATCCATGTCACAAAGAATCAGTATGGAGATAACCATGACCGATCAATCTGTGATTCGTTGGGTTCACGAGATACTAGGTTGTGGCACGGTTGTAAAGAAACCTAGAAAAGGTTTACGAAAAGATGGCACAAAATACTTGATGCAGTGGAAATGGAGATGTACATTTAGAGATGCATACTACGTTTGTTGTCTGATCTGGCCTTGGGCTCACACAAAGTTACCAAAGATTACACAGATCATGGAACACTATAGTGAACATAAAATTATGAATGGTAAAATAATAAACTTAGATGAATATAGAAAGGCGATGAGTTTAGAATGATGTTAAAAATATATCTATGGATTATG